AATCTTCCATATCAGCAAACTGACCTATCTGCTTAAGCTTTTTATAGTTCTTATTATTGTAGTTTATCAACCACCTCTTAACTATAGTTCCAAAGTAAGAATATGCTTTAGCTCCGTTAGTAGGATCAAACTTCATTATCTTTTCTTCGTATAAAACGGAAACTATTTCGTGTTTTAAGTCTTCTATTTTATCAACATCAGTATAATAGAACTTAAAAGTATGTATAATATTTTCGGCTAACTTATAAAATGGGTAGTATATGTGTTCGGTAAAGATTTTGCTTCTGTAAGTCTGATCTTCCGATTCATTAAACTTTACAATGTACTCTTCTGTTTCTTTTGTAAAATAATTAGCTTTCGCTCTCTTCCTTGCCATAGTTCTCTGGGAGCATGTACCTATTTAACTCGTCCTGTACTGCTTTCATTTGGTTAAAAAATTCACCAACTTCATCATCTGATTGAAAGACCCCCTTTTCGTCGAGATTCTGTAAGTGTTTGTTAGACTCCCCTATGATGTTTGAGATATTCTGAAGATATTGGGTTTGATCAACCGTTACATCTTCGTATCTCTCTACTTTTACCATAAGGTTTCTAATAATATACACTAAAGTTCCCGAAATGGCAACTAAAATACCAATTATTATGTATAAAGTTACGTTCATTTATAGTTTATTTAACATATTTTTTAGTCCTTGCGAAGAATTCACCCTTTTTCCTGTAGAGGACTTAGTTTTTTGAGTTTTAGGAGCAGTACTACCGCCTTCTGCTAACCACATATCGTATTCAACCTTAGAGGCTAAGAAATCAGCACTGTGAAGTACGAATACTATGTTAGTTTTCATTCTGGAAGAAGGTACATTACTAAAGAAATAAGCTTCATTTGCTTTATCAAACACTCCATCATGTAGTCTGATACCTAAAAATTCGTTTTTTGATACTTTTATACCAAATTTTTGTAATATAAATAATGATCTATCTGGGATAAGCATAAATCCAAGGTCTGGATTATAAGTATACATTTCATGTAGCTTATCTTGCCTCCATTTATCGGTCTGAGGTATGTAGTTTTCTTTTTCTCCATCACCTATCTTACCTAAGTCATGAAATAAAGCAGCAAATACTAACTCTTCTTCTGTAAAGTCTATAGTACCTCCCATTTCTTTGAATAACCTCATTTGTTTAATAGCAAACTCTACTACTCTATTAACGTGATCGATATAACCGCCGGCAAAAGCATTATGATGCCATGATTTACCGCTAGCAGGTGCCATAATATAGGCTTCGCCTAAATGTTCAATAAGTTTTTTACAAGAATCCTTACGTTTACCAATGTAGGTATCTATAATTTTAAGATGTTTCTCATAATTCGAATGGATTTTCTCCGCTTTCAATGACATATTAGATTAATTATTTGTTTAATTATTAAATTATTCTTATATTAATACTATAATTAAGTATTTATTTATATTTAATTCTTAATATATAATTAAGATAATGATTTTTTTTCAAAAGATCAACTATTCCACAATAAATTTTTCAAAATAATGGTCTTTTACTACGGAATTACCAACTCCTTCCCAATAAACCTCCATATATAAAGTAATAGTATCGTTTTGAGCCATAGGAGGAATAGGTCCTACTACTCTTTTAGAACGTAGCCTTTCATGATCATCGGAAAAGTATATAGTAGTACCTTGAACTATGTTAACTTTAATACCTGAAAACTGGTTAAGAATAAGATCGTATGAAGAATTAGGTAGTAGATTACCGTTATAATCGTAAGGTCCCTGGAATGGGTTATAATTATTTACGGTTACCATTAGAGAATCTCCAATAGTCCAATGAGTATCACTATCAAACCTAGCCTCAACTGGTTGAACTCCGTTATATTCGTATTGAGGAAATACTTTATCTGCAAAAACGTCTACTTGAAACCAAGGAAGATAGTCTCCGTCGAAATCTAAGTCAATATGGTAATAGCCATTTTCATCTAACTCACCCGGTAGTACCATCTCCGCATTACAATCTCCGTCGATGCAAGGGGAGGAAGGGAGGTCATCGGGGGTACAACTCATAAAAAGCGTCGCGCCCGCCGCGCAAAACGCGCAAAGTTGCCACGAAATTTTTTCTATTAGTTTATTCATATTTTATATTATCATTTAATTCAGACTCTAAAGCAGTTCTATTATAAAAGGCTTCCTCGGTATGTCTTTGATTAGCTATCTCCGATACCATAACGTTTATAGGACGGCCTTTACGTACATTCATAATAAAAGAATATTTACCGGTAACGGATAGGTTCCAGTCTGAAGAGTCCATAGAGTATCTATCTATAGAGATGTCTTTGAATCTATGGGTTATAAAATCGTATAACTGGGATTGAATGTACTGAGGTAATATCATGACTTTGGTTAGACCTGTATTAATTATGTACGTTTCTTAGTTTAAACATATATAATGGAAAGTTATAAGTAGTCTTAGTACCCATCATATCAAACGTATAACCTTTCATTTGAGTATTAGTTATTTTCTCTATATTCATACTAGCACCTAGAAAGCTAATTCTATCTCTTATAGTATAATCTATCTCATCTTTAAACCCATTATAGGCTCTTATAGTAAATACCTTGGGTTTATTATCTCTATCTACTCCATAGATAACCTGGAACTCCTCTCCGGGCTCTAGAGATTTGATTTCTTTGATAATCTTCTTAGATTTTTTTACTTTTTCTTGATAATTCATATAACCGTTTTAAAATATACCATAATATAAGAAGAAAATATCGAAAAAGCAACTATTTCCCCTTTTATTTATCTAGGTATTTAAACCACCTGTTCATAATGAACCAAAAAATAGCCATCATTACGACGACTTTAAGAAACATCATATAATTTTAAGTTAAGTTCTCTGGTAGTATAACTTTTGGGTCGGAATATAGAAGATCTATGTACTTTTTTACGACTGCACACTTTTCATAATGTTCGATACCCTCAAAATATGTAAGAAACTCGTTAAGAATAACATTTACCTTGACTACATCGTAATTTTCTGTAATTACGTACTTACTTTCAAATTTATTAGGATTAATTCTTGATAAATACTTATAGATCTTGCAAAAATACTTGAATTTTACGTCTTCTCTGACATTTGCGTAGTGTTTTTTATGATTCCTAAGGTAGAGCTTGTCTAAAAGCTGGTAATTTTCGAGTCCTCTTACGACCATACCCATCAAAACGTAAGGATTCTGAAGGACATCCTCTACTTCATGCTCTTTATAGACTTCTTCATCGCCTACTTCGAATAAATTGAATAAAGATTGCGGATCTATAGGTTTCATTTCCTATAAATAGAAGAAAACCCCATATATGAAAAAATTTTTGGAAAAAAAATCCTGGTATTTAGTAGGAAACCATCAAAAAAGTTCTTATATTAAAGGTATAAATTTAAATAAAGGTTATGGATGATTTTAGAATTACTGGATTAGGAGATGGATTCCTAATTGGTATCACTTACTTTCCTAAAGGAGATAGAGAACAAGGATTCGAAGATGAAGATTGGACTGAACTAAATATATTCTTAGGTATAGTTAAATTAACTTGGAGATTTTTCTAAGTTTAACATCAGAGTCTTCAATATTACCATAGATAGCACAATAAGTACTACTATAGAAGGAAGATAAATATATTATTATATATAAATATATAAATATATATACCTATATCACTAAAAATCGTAAGAAATATACGGATAGGTTTGGGCAGAGCAATATAGTAACGTACGTATAAGGGAACTATACTGGCAGTGTTATATCAACATGAGGTCAGACGGCCATAAGGGTGACCATAATAGGCTTTTAGTTTTTTAGTTTTCCTAGCAAGGACAGAAAGTCCATAGGCCTATATACAATAGATAGAATATTAATGCAACAAATAGGAAGGCCGTTACCGGTTCTCTGAGTTTATTATATAACCTTTTCATATCTATAACCTTTATTTAATACTTAAATATACGAAATATATCTCATATATCCAACTATTCTATAGGTTTTTTCCTGGCCTGGACCATCGAATCGACCTATCGATATCGACTATATAGAGAAAAAAAGGGTAGGGAGGTACACGCCCCTGATATATCTTCTCTGTTTTCTATACGATAATACCGGTTTATTCTATATAACATTATATATCTTTATAGCTTTATATGTGTATATCTATATATGAATATATACACTTACCGTTTATAATAGGCTTTAGTGTAAGTATATCTTATATCCCCTTATCTAATATATCTAAGAGGTTCTCTCTAATAAGATCTTATGTTAAACGATATAGAGTATTAACCAAAGTCTACTATACCTCAGACCTTATTTATTCCATATAACTCCTTACCGTCCTAAGACCAGAGTAATGGCAGTAATTAGGAGTATCATTATTAGGGTTGGTAGAAAATGCGCGTGGCGACCTTCGGTCGAGAGAGGAGAAAGCGCCCCCCTCACTCTCCCTCAACCTAGGCATGTCAAACTCCCACCCCTCCAATCGCTGCTCTATTGTAAGCTTCTTCATGCTCTTTGTTTATTTATTAATTCTCTTTCTTTCTTTCTCTCTTCAGACTCTAATATCTTTCTAGTACCTTGA